CTGGCAGCTCTGGCAGCAGGGCACGCGGCACCATTGGTGCTGGCCGTGCCCGCATTGCGGCGACTATTTCGTGCCGCGCTTCAACCTGTTGCGCTTCCCCCTCAAGGCATCGCCGCTCGAGTCCGCGCGCCAGACTTTCCTCGAATGCCCGCATTGCGGCGGCGTGATTGGGGATCAGCACAAGGCCGACATGAACGCGCGCGGCCGCTATGCGGCGCCGGGGCAGAACGTCGACAAGACCGGCGTCGTCCACGGCTTTCCGCCCGAAAGCAAGGCGGTGTCGTTTTGGGTTTCCGGGCTCGCATCGCCGTTCGTCACCTTCGGGGAGCGCGTCGCGGTTCTGGTCGAGGCCCAGCAGTCGGGCGACGACGCCATGGTGCAGCAAGCCATCAATGCGGGCTTCGGCGAGCTGTATTCGCCGGGCGGCGGCGAGGTGCCCGAATGGATGGAGATCCAGGAGAAATCGAGGCAGGCCACGTACCAGCGCGGCGAGGTGCCGGCAGACGTCATGTATCTGACGCTGGCTTGCGACGTGCAGCGGCATTCCATTCCATGGGTGCTGCGCGGCTGGGGCGCGCGCGCGACATCATGGCTGATCGACTACGGCTATCTGCGCGGCGACACCACCGACGAGGACATCTGGAACGCGCTCGGCGATCTCGTCTCGGCGCCGGTCGGCGGCTTGGCGATCAGGCTCGCATTCGTCGACTCGGGCTTCCGGCCCGGGAAAACAGACACGCTGCCGCTGAATCGCGTCTACGAATTCTGCCGGCGGTTCATGCGCCGCGTGCGCCCCACCAAGGGATCGAGCGCGCCGATGCGCACCCCGCTGTTGCTGAGCAAGATCGAAGTCAGCCGCAAGGACGGGCGGGCGGCGAAGTTCGGGCTCGACCTCGTGCGGCTCGACACCGATCACTGGAAAAGCTGGGTGCACGAACGGCTTAGGTGGCCGGACGACCACATCGGCGGATGGCATGTGTTCCGCGGAGTCGACGACGATTACTGTCACCAGCTCGTCAGCGAGGCGCGGCTCAAACAGCCTACAGGGCGCGTCGAATGGGTCCAGCGATCGAGGGACAACCACTTTTTCGATTGCGAGGCGATGTCGGCCGCGGCCGGCTACCTGTTGAACGTGCAGCGCATCCCGTTGCAAAACAAACGGGAAGGCACTATGGATGGCGTCGGCAGGAAGCCGGAAACCCCATCCGAGGTAGTCGAGGCGCCCCCACCAATCCCGCCTCGCGGCGGTCGACGGGGCAGGCGCATTTTCAGATCGAGTTATCTCGGAGCCTGAAACAAGGCTCGGTTTCTTGCCTTTCAGCCAAGCGCAGCTCGATTCTCTGACGCAATTGATTGCGTCCGGCGTCAACAGCGCCGGCTACGGCGACAAGCGCACCGAATTTCGGTCGCTGTCCGACCTCAGACAAATCCTCAACGACATCGAAACGCAGCTCAACGGCGGCAAGCGCACGCGGCAAATCCGCATGTACTCGCCGGCGGACAAGGGGCTGTAGGATGGGCAAGCTCCGAGCGCTGCTCTCCGAAGGGATCCTGGGGCGCTTCTTCAAGAACCAGTTCGGCACCCCCTGGCGCAGCGGCTATGACGGCGCCGGAATCAGGCGCCGTCTCAAGGGCTGGCTCCCCTCGCAGTACACCACCAACGTCATCATGACTTCGTCGGGGCGCCTCCTGCGCGCGCGCTGCCGCGACGTGCTGCGCAACAACCCTCACGCCAACGCCGCCGCCGAGAGCTTTGCCGCAAACGTCATCGGAACCGGCATCAAGCCGTCGTCCCTGCTCAGCGAACAGCCTGACCTGCGGACCACGCTGCAACGGCTGTGGCTCGATTGGACCGACGAGTGCGACGCAGACGGCATCGCCGATTTCTACGGCATGCAGAGCATCGTGGCGCGTGCGCTGTTCGAAGCCGGCGAGTGCTTCATCCGTTTTCGAAATCGCAAGGTCGAGGACGGCTTTCTGGTGCCGCTGCAAATCCAACTGCTCGAAAGCGACATGTGCCCCTACGAGTGGAACATGCAGGCGCCCAACGGCAACTGGATCATGAACGGCGTCGAGCTGGACTTGCTCGGCCGGCGCGCCGCCTATTGGTTCTATCCCACTCACCCCGGCGACATGCCGATCGAGCCGACCGGGAGCCTCATGCCGGTGCGCGTTCCGGCGTCCGAAGTGCTGCACATCTTCAAATGCACCAGGCCCGGCCAGATGCGCGGCGTGCCGCTCATCACGCCCGCGCTCATCCGGCTGTTCTTCCTCGATCAGTACGATGATGCGGAATTAGAGCGCAAGCGCATCGCCGCGATGTTCGCCGGCTTCATCACGTCGGCGGCTCCCGAGGACGTCATTCCGATCGACGGCGACGACGACAGCAGCGGCCAGGACGGAATTTCGCTGTCGGGACTCGAGCCCGGCACCCTGCAGACGCTGCTGCCGGGCGAGGACATCAAGTTCTCCGAGCCCGCCGACGTCGGCGGCACCTACGAGGCGTTTCAGTATCGCCAGCAGCTCGCGGTGTTCAGCGCGCTCGGCATTCCATATTCGCTGTGCACCAGCGACCTGCGCCGCGCGAACTACAGCTCTCTGCGCGGCTCGATCGTCGAATACCGGCGCAAGCTCGAACAGTTTCAACACAACATCTTCGTTTTCCAGATGTGCAGGCCGATCTGGCGGCGCTGGCTCGACACCGCGGTCCTGGCCCAGGCGCTCCCGCTCGAATCCGGCGTCTACCTCGCGGCGCAAGCGGCATATCAGGCCGCAAAATGGATTCCGCAGCGCAACGATTGGGTCGATCCATTGAAGGACCGTCAGGCCGAAAAGCTTGCCGTTGATGCGGGCTTCAAGAGCCGCAGCGACGTGATCGAGGCCGAGGGTTCCGACCCCGAGGAAACCGACCAGCGCATTGCCGCGGATGCGGAGCGCGCAGAAAGCCTCGATCTCACATTCCCCGTCGTTTACGCGGCGGCCACTCAGCCGATGTCGCCGAGCGATCAGGCCGCGGCCGACCAAGCCGAGGCAGACGCGCAGGACGCGGCCGATCAGGCGGCGTCGGACGCGGCAGAGGCAGCATAGGGAGCACCCACATGCGCCAGTGGTTTCAGATGAAAGCCGAGGAAGCCGCCGCAGAGATCGTCATCTACGACGAGATCGGACGCTCATGGTGGGGCGAGGACACCGTCAGCGCAAAGCAGTTTCTCGACGACCTCAACGGCCTGGGCGATGTGAGCAACATCACGCTGCGCATCAACTCGCCGGGCGGCGACGTGTTCGATGGCGTCGCCATCCACAACGCCCTGAAGAATCACAAGGCGACTGTGACGGCCCATGTCGACGGCATCGCGGCGTCGGCAGCGAGCTTCATCGCAATGGCGGCCGACAAGATCATCATGCCCTCGAACAGCTTCATGCTGGTGCACGGCGCGTCGGGCTTCGCCATGGGCAGCGCCGACGACATCCGCGCGCTCGCCGACGATCTCGATCGCATCGACAAGTCGCTGACCGCCACCTACGCGAGCCGCGCCAAGACCACCCAGGCGAAGGTAAAGGCGCTGATGAAAGAGGATCGCCTGATGGATGCCGACGAGGCCAAGTCGCTTGGCTTCGCCGACGAGGTCACCGCGCCAATCACGATGGCGGCGAAATTCCCGTTGCGGCTGTTACCCAAGGCAGCGGCCGCACGCCTGCAGGCCCTGGCGGGGGACGATGAAACCGAACCCCCAGAGCCTGCGGCGGTGCCGGCAGCGGAGCCGGTTCCTCCCGCGCTGCCGGCATCCGATCCAGTCCCGCAGCCCGAGCCCGAGCCCGAGCAGCAGCCCACCGCCGAGCTGATCAACCTAAACGCCGCCAAGAAGACCGGCGCCGCCGAACACAAGGCTTACGTCGACAGCATCACCGATCTCTGCGCTCTCGCGCGCGCGCCCGAACGCGTCGGCGCCTACGTGCGCGCGGGCACGCCGGTCGAGCAGGTGCGCAAGGAGCTGCTGGCCCGCGCCGACGAGCCGTCGGTGATGCCGCAGCATCCGCTGTTGCCGCCTGCGCAAGTCGCCGCGACGGCGTGGTCGAAGATCACCGACAAAATCAACGCCCGTTTGAGGAAGTGAAGCCAGAAGGAGTTTCAAATGGCTGAAAATGCAAAAGCAGAGCCCAAGCATCAGGCGGCGATTGGCGCGGATGCGGACAAGAGGGCTGATGAACGTCGTGCGGCTGCATTCAAGGCAGACGAAAAACTCCGTGCGGACGAATACAAGGCAAATGAAGAGCGGATCGCCGCTGCGCGCAAGCACGCAGAGGCGCGACGGAAAGAAGATGCGCGCCGCGCGGCGCTGAGCCCCGCCGAGCGTGCGGCGGAGGACGACAAGCGCGCCGCGATGACGCCGGATGAACGCGCCAAGGATGACGAGACAAAGGGCCTGGTCGCGGAGCAGCAGGACCAGATCAATCTTCTCGTCGGCACGCCGCAGTTTCCGGTTCAGACCGAAACGTCGCACCCGGCCGAGTTCATTCTGTCGGAAGCGGACGGTCATGGGTCGCGCGATGTCGGCACCATCGCGGACCCGGGATCCGTGAAGATCGGCCAGACGCTGAAGATCGCAACGCAGGCGACTCTGACCGCGCCGGCGGTGTTCGCTCCGAACGTCACGACCGACACCGCGTGCGACGGCATCGCGATTTACGGCGTCACCACAAATGGCGCCAACGCAAACATCGCGGTTTTGACGCGCAACGCCGAGGTGAACGCCAACCTTCTCTATTACCCGGTGACCATCACCGGCGCCGACAAGCTGGCAATCGCAAGAGCGCTTGCGGCCCACAACATCATCGTCCGCTCCTGAGCGAGCGTCCATCCAACAAGGGATCACGGAAATGCTCGATATCTTTCGCGGCGATGCCTTCGGCACAATCCCGCTCTCGATCGCAATCAACAACCTGAAATTCGTCCCCGGGTATATCGGAAGCAGGGGGCTATTCAACGAGATCGCCGTGGCGACGACCACGGTCGCGATCGAGGAGCACAACAACATCCTCACCGTGGTCAGGCCGACACCGCGCGGCGGCCCGGGCCAGACCATGCCGAAGCCCCGGCGCACGATGCGGGCTCTGGGCGTCCCGCACTTCGAAATAAACGACGCCATCATGGCCGAGGAAGTTCAGGGCGTTCGCGCGTTCGGCCAGGAGACCGGCACCGAAGCGGTGATGACGAAGGTCGGCGAACGCATGCAGACCGCCGGTCAATCGCTGGAATACACCCAGGAATACAGCCGGGTCGGCGCCGTCAAGGGCATCGTGACCTATGCGGACGGCACGACGTTGAACCTGTTCAACGAGTACGGAATCACGCCGCCGGCGGCCATCAACTTCGTCCTGGGCGCAGCGACGGCGACCGGCGCGATCAGGCAGCAATGTGCGACCGTGATCCGCACGATGGGCAACAACCTCGATGGCCAGGGCTTCACGGGCGTCGAAGCGATTTGCGGCGATGCTTTCTTCGATGCCCTGATCATGGCCCAAGAGGTTCGCGCGACCTATCTCAACATGATGGACGCGTCCGAATTGCGCGGTCAGTACATTTCGGGCGGTCAGGCATGGGGTTCGTTCGCGTTCGGCGGAATTCTGTGGACCAACTATCGCGGCTATGTCTCTGGCGCCCCGATGGTCGAAACCGACGCCGCCTATTTCTATCCGACAGGCGTGCCGAACCTGTTCCCAACCATCTATGCCCCCGCCGACTACATCGAAACCGTCAACACGATGGGGTTGCCGCGCTACGTCAAGCAATACCCGATGGAGAACGACAAGGGCGTCAACATCGACACGCAGATGAACGCGCTCAACTTCTGCTCGCGCCCCCTGGCGCTGCTGAAGGGGACGCATTCCTGATCTCGAATACTGGCTGAAACTGCGGGAGATAACGATGCCACTTGCCATCATCGACGGCCCGACCATCGCGGCGGGTGAATCGCTTTCGGACGGCGTCGATTGCTCGGCGGGCACCATCGTCCGCATCACGGTGCCGGGAGAATACACCAAGGGCAACATGCCCCACAAAATGACGTTCCAAGTCTCGACGGACGGAAATTTCTATAGCGACCTGTTCGATGACGAGGGACTCGAAATCTCGATCACGGCCCGAGAGAACAGCGGCATCGTAATCGACAAGGCATGGGCGCGCGCCGTCGCCTTCATCAAGCTGAGATCGGGAACGCGGGACGTTCCGGTGAAGCAAGCGGTCGACTGCAAATTCGCAATAGCGATTTCGACTTAGGGAAAAGCAATGCTCGTGGATTTAGACGCCCTGGTGCTCGACAGGACCGTGGGGATTTTCTGCGTCGCGTGCAGCTTTACGCTGACCGTCAGCAGCCCCGGGGCGCCCCCGGTCGTGGCGCGCGGAGTGTTTTCGTCCGCGCCGCTCGACGTGCAGATGGAAGACGAGGTCATCTTTTCCGATCAGCAAACCTCGCTCGGCATCCGCGCGCGTGATTTCACCGTGGTGCCCGATCGCGGCGACATGGTCGAAATCACCGAACCGACGCATCCGGCGTTCGGCAACAAATACTGGATTGGCGACAGCGATTGGGACGGCCAGGGCGGCATCACGCTCTTGCTGCGCACGCAGGAGCCGCCCGGATGATCAACTACGGCAACACCGCATCCGAGGTGCACAAGGCCGCTTTCGATCTCGCGGTCGCCGGCTTCGGCGCGCGGTTCAAGACCTACCGCAAGACGCCGATGCTGCAAGTGACGCCGCAGGACTTGCCGGTGCTCGGCATCTATCGAGGGCGCCGCAAAAGCGTGGCGTGGGGCCAGTCGAATCAAGCCGAGCCGAAATTCCAGAGGGAATTGACGCTGGGGTTCTCCGTTGGAATTCACGCGCCGACAGCAACGCAGGACGACGTGTTGGCGCTTCACGACACCATGGAAGAACTAGAAGACATGCTGCTCAGCAATCCTTTGTTCGTGAATATGTCGAACGGCTTCGAGAGCATGGACGAAGAAGCGCAAGTCGCAAAGATCGGCGAAACTACGCTGTACGAAATCCGCAGCCTTTGGGTCGTGACGCTCGGCCAGACGATATTCCCGCCGAATATCCCCGATTGGTTCAACACCCTCCACGTCGAGAGCCGTTATCCAACGGCGCAAACCGATCCTGCCGAAATTCAACAGGTCATCGTCCAGTACGACGTCGACGAGACCGCAAAGCAAAAGCCGAATTGAGAAGGAGATCGCGCGATGCCCGTATCTTTCAACAGCATCCCGTCAAACTGGCGCATGCCACTGTTTTGGGTGGAGGTGGATCCAAGCATGGCGGGGTATCCGCGCTCGCGTTTAACCTCCCTGATAATCGGCACAATGCTCCCAAACGGCACCGCGATCCCCGACGTGCCGATTCCGGTGCCGTCGCAAGCCGATGCGCGCGTGCTGTTCGGTTACGGCTCGATGCTCGACGCCATGGTGCAGTTCTTCACGCAAAACAATTTTGCGCAGGAGCTGTGGGTGCTTCCGATCGCAGAGGCGACCGCGGGCGTCGTCGCCACCGGCGCCATCACGGTGACGACGCCAGCAGCTTCCGCCGGCACGCTCCCGGTCTACATCGGCGGCCGACGCGTTCAGGTTTTTGTCGCCGCCGGCGAGACGGTCGACGTGACCGGGACAAACATCGCAGCGGCGATCAACGCCGACCCCTCGATGCCGGTCGTCGCAGCCGCGGCAGCAGGCGTGGTGACGCTGACATCGAAGTGGAAGGGCGTCGAGGCAAACGAGATCGACGTGCGGCTTGCCTATGGCGGCTTGCTCGCGGCCGAGCAGGTGCCATTCGGGCTCGGCATCACGGTCCCGACCGGAAACAAGCTCAGCAGCGGTACCGGCACGGTGGACATCACCAAAGCGCTCGCAAACCTGGGCGATGAAATCTACGAGTACGTGGCGACCGGCTACACCGACAGCACAACGCTGGCGCTGCTCGAAACGGAATACGGCTTCAGCGACGTCGGCAGATGGGGGTGGATGCGCCAGCTCTACGGCCATGTGTTCGGGGCGAGGATCGGCGTGACCGCTGCCGGTGACAACACCGGCTACATGGATCTGATGGAGTACGGCCCGAGCAACAACAGCGGCGTGCTCTCGATCATGGGCGTCGAGCACCATTCGCCGACGCCGTCGTGGTGCTGGGCCGCGGCGTACACCGCAAAGGCCGCGCGCGCGCTGCTGAACGATCCGGCGCGACCTCTGCAGACCTTGAGCCTCGACGGCTGCCTGCCGGCGCCCAAGCATCAGCGGTTCAACAAGAAGCAGTGCAACGATCTCTCGGGCGTCGGCATCGCGACGCAGGCGGCGAGCGACGCAGGAACGCCCGGTATCCTGCGGGAGACGACCACCTATCAGTTCAACTTGTACGGCCAGGGCGACGACGCTTACGAGCTGGTGCCGACGCTCGCCACGCTATCGGCGCTGTTCCGGCGTCAGCGGCAGGCGATAACCTCGAAATTTCCGCGCTCGAAACTCGCCGATGATGGCACGCGGTTCGGCGCCGGGCAGGCGATCGTGACGCCGAAAACCATCAAGGCAGAGCTGATTTCGCAGTATCGCCAGGACGAATTCTTAGGTCTTACAGAAAACGGAGACGCATTCAAAACCAATCTAATCGTGGAAAGAGACAGCAACGACCCGAATCGCCTTAACGTTCTCTATCCGCCCGATCTCGTGAATCAACTCCGTGTTTTTGCGGTGTTAGCCCAGTTTCGCCTTCAGTATAATAGGGGCGTGGATACAGCCATTGCTGCATAAAGGTTGCGCGTATGAAAAGGCAGTGCAAAAAGTGTGGCGAAGAATTCCCGGCAACACCGGAGTTTTTCGTTGCCCTCAAGAAAAAGGAGTGGCGTGGTTTAGCGACCGAATGTCGCGCGAAGCCAAACGGCGCGAACTGTGCCACGCCCGCGTGGGCGGATCAACGCAAGATCCCAGCAAGGGAAAATCAGGCCAAAGGAAATCGAGCACCCTAATGGCGGACCCGTTCGGCAAAATAGCGAAGCCCTATTGGGACGACAAGCCCGTTGCCGTGATCGGCGGCGGGCCATCGCTATTGGGGTTCGATTTCGAGCGGCTGCGCGGCGCGCACGTTCTCGCCGTGAAGCGCACGGTGTTCGAAATCCCATGGGCCGATGCGGGTTTCGGCGTCAATATGGCGCGGTACATAGAGTGGCGCGATCGGCTCGCCGGCGTGCAAAGCCGCGTCTATTGGGCCGTGCCCCCGGATCAGGTCGGGGGCGTTCCGTATCCATCGAAGAACATCACGCTTTTGAAGCGGCTCGACGGCCTGGGCGTCGCGGAAAATCCCGGCGAGATTTACGGCGGCGGCACCAGCAGCTTCGGCGCGCTGCAAGTCTGCATCCACAAGCGAGCGCGGGAAATCGTGCTGTTCGGCTTCGACTACGACGGAAACTATGACGGCGGATTTCTCAACTTCGGAGAAAAGCAGCGCGCGCGCAGCGCGGGGCGCTGGGCTGAATGGGCGGAACACTTTTCGGTTTATGTGCCGCACCTGCGCAGCCGCGGCGTCAACATCGTAAACGCCTGCCCGACATCCGCGATCCGCTGCTTTCAGAAGGTCACGCTGCAGGACGGCGTGTCGATGCTGCGCCAGAGGGTCGCCGCCTGATCCACGAAACATAGGAGAGCACAATGGCTGGACCGATAGCAGGCACCGCGACCATCAAGGTCGACGGCAACATGTATCCGCTCAAGGGCAACCTGACGGTGTCTGGCTCGCCGGTCGAGCGCACCGGGATCGCCGGCCAGGACTACGTCCACGGCTATCAGGAGCTGCCGCGCGTCCCCTACATCGAATGCGACATGTCGACGTTGCCGGAAGTGTCGATCGAGGTCTTGGAGCAGATCACGAACTCGACAATCCAGGCTGACCTGATCAATCAAAAGAGCTACGTGCTCCACAACGCGTGGTGCAAGCCGCCGCTCGATATCAACTCGCACGACGGCCAGTTTCGCATCAGGTTCGAGGGAATCAGTTGCGACGAGATTTAAGGGAGGGGAGGGGAATTGAATGACAGAGCAGCCGCGAAAGATAGAGCCGGTCAAGGAGGCCGAACCGCCGGCAGACGAAAACGTGCGGCCGAAAGAACTGGTGATTGAATTGCGAAAGCCGGTGCAGGCTTTTGGCGCGACGCTCAAAGAGCTGACTTTTCGCAGGCCGACCGGCGGCGACATCATGGCGCTCGGGGATGTCTATCCGTATCACATCGAAATGACGACAGGCGCTTACAGGGCAAGCCCGGGGCCTATGGGGCGGATCATGTCGACTCTCGCCCAAGTGCCGCTGTCGACGATCCAGAGCATGGACGGCGACGATTTCGATCATTGCAGCGAGCTGTTGTTATACGGTTTTTTTCTACGACGGTAGGTGGCCGAAGGGTGGCGCCAGACGCCGCGGTGATAAACTGTTATCGCCTCGCGGAGATTTACGGACGAAACCCGGCGGAGTTTTTGGCGCTGCCTATAGAAGAAGTGTTTGACCATATATTCTGGACCGATCGAATGTTTGCGGCCGGCGAAAGATGGAAAAAACGCGGATGACCTGAAAGTCAACCGCCATCGGAGCTTGGAATGGTTGACGATATCCTGCGCATGCGGGCGACGATTTCGACAGAGGAAAGCCTCGCGGCTCTCCGCACGTGGGGCCGCGAAATCGGCGCAATGCCGCAGCGGATCAAGCCGGCCGTAAATGACCTGAACAAGACCTTCGGGACTCTCGGCAAGACGATCCAGGGCGTCGGCAAGGAAATAACATCCATCGTTCCGTCTCTGGGCGCGTTCGGGCTCGGCGCTGCAGGCGCTAGCGTGGCCGCAGGCGTCATCCTGCGAACCTTCAGCGACGTGGCCGACAAGCTCGTTGAGCTGAAATTCGCCAGCAAAGAACTGGGCATGAGCGAGCGCGAAATTCGCGCTTGGAGCGTCGCGGCTCAGAAGGTTGGCGTTTCATCGCAGTCAATGATGCAGGGCCTTAAGGGATTTCACGATGCGATGGGAGCCCTGCAGTACAATCAGGGCAGCGCGATGGAGTTGTACGCCAAGGGCGCCGGGCCTCTGGCGTCGAAACTAAAGGGGTTGAAAGACGAGGGAAAGCAACTAGTCGAAGTCTTCAAATTCAAAGATACGCTTTTGACGCTGCCGAACGGTCAATATCGGGCGCAGCAATTATTCACCGATTTGCACCTAAATGCCGAGTTGCTGAGGGTATCTGCGGATGAGGTTGCAGCGACGTTCGCAAAACTGACTCCGAGAACAAATGAACAAGAGGAGGCCGCGCAAAAGTACATAGAGGGTCTGGTAAACCTTGGCGAAACTTGGGACGAATTGAAGAACAAGGTCGCGACGCCGCTTTTCCCTTGGCTGACTTCCGAAATGGAAAAGATGGAGAGATATCAGCAGCAATGGGACGACTTTCTAAAGTGGGTTGATTCAAAGAAGACGGCCGCTGGCACCTTGGGAGCGCCCGTGCAAATGCCGCCGCCCCCATTGCCCCCCGCGTTCAAACCGCCATTCGTGCCGACGCCGCCCGGATCAACAGTGCCGGGGTTGCCCGGTGCGGTCTTCAAGTTCGCCGACATGGGGGGCGGCGGCAAGTACGACGACTTTCTGAGCGCGCTACCGTTCCCAAACGCAGAGGGCCAAATCGAGGACCGGCGCGGCGAGGGCGGCGATGGGAGCGGCGCGCAACGCATCGTCAAGGCAGGCGTGTTCGAAGCGCTGGTGGATTTCCAGAGCTATGCGCAGGCAGGCGCTGGGGGCGGGCGCGCGCAGTTCTTCGGCGGCGGCGCCACCGGTGGGATGGGCGCGAGCGGCGGTGTAGGCGGCGGCGGCGCCATCGGTGGCGGCGGCCTTGGCGCGGGCTCTGGCGGCGGCGGCGGCATCAACATTCCTGGCGGCATCGGTGGTGCTGCTGGCCCGACTGGCGGCGCTGGCAGCGCGGGGGATCGTGATGGCCGTCCGAGCGGCCCTGGTAGCGTTGGCGCGGGTACGGGCGGCGCCGCTCCAAGGGGCTCGGGGGGCGGTTCGGGTGGCATCACGGCCCCGGCAGGCACGGCGATCACAAAAACAGGCTTGGCGACTGTAACCACGCCGAGCGGCAAGCAATTCAAGGTAGACGCGCGATACGCCCAAAATTTCAAAGGCTTCCTAAGCGACTATGAAAAAGCGGGCGGCGTTCTCGGTCCCGATACCGGATCGCTCGGCTTTCGCCCAAGAAATGCCAGTGGGCACCCGATTGGCGCGGCAATCGATGTGAATCAGATCGGCTACGGCGTCCGCTCGAAACGGGGAACAAGCTTGGCACCCGACGTCGAGGACGCGCTCGCCGCCAAATGGGGAATGGTTTCCGGGCATCAATGGCGAAGACCTGACACCGGACATTTCGGAATTCGTAATTTCGAAGCTGCCCGACAGGCGCTAATAAAAAACGGCGTCGAGCCAGGAAAGGCATCGGAGATCGCAGCACAATCAAGCGGCGGCCCGGGAAATGGAACGACCGTAAAGGGATCGGTATTTGGCAGCGGCTTCGGGTTCGGCACCGATCGAACCGAGCCATATGGCCGCAAGACGGCATCCGGCGTGCCAAATTATGTCCCTGGCATTGCGCTGCCGTCGCGTTCCGGCCTGGGCAAGATGCACGAGGTAACAACGCCAGATGGCCGAACTTTCATGCTGCCGCAGACCGACATTGGGCCGGCGGCGCGCACTGGGCGCGGCATCGACATCTCGGCATCCGCTGCCGAGCAGATGGGCTACTCAAAGAAGGATTTCCCGACCGATCAGCCTTTCAGCTACCGCCGCATCGACGAGCGCATTGCCGGCGCCCAGAAGGTCGACGGGCAGGTTCATGTCCAGATCCATTCCGATGGCACTGCGGCCCGCGCGAAAACGAAAACCAACGGCGATCTTTTCCAGAAGACATCGATCCAAAGCTACAAGCAGATGCAGCCGACGAGCGCGCCTGCCGGCAGGGTGAACGCGGACGCATCGACTTTGCCTGCCCAGGTGGGCAACTGACATGTTGATCAAAGACATCCCAAACGCGCCCTGGCGCAAGAAATGGTATCCGGCATGGTTTCGGGATGCGACGTTTTTTATGGAAACCGGCACTCGCGGCGGCGGCCGGCGCGTGGCGCTTCATGAGTATCCGAAAAGGTCAATCGATTATGCCGAGGACATGGGTAAAAAGGCGAACCGGTTTTTGGTCAACGGGTATTTGATAGGACCGAATTATCTCGTCGACAAAGACATTCTCATAAATGCGCTGGAAATGGACGGCCCCGGCACGCTGCGTCTGCCGCTGCAATACATGGCGGTCGACCTCGAGGTGATGGTGCAGAACTACAGCGTTTCGGAATCGCGCGAGCGCGGCGGCTTCTGCACGATCGAAATGGAGTTCGTCGAGTACGGCACGCCGTTCTATCGCCCGACAGTCTCGACAACCGCAGTGGTCGCGCAAGCGGCAACGAACGTCGAAAACGCTGTGGTGGGGCCAAATGAGCCGACCACGACAACCGCCCAGCAGGCAGCGCCCTATGGGAAGGTGCTTCAGAACGCGGATACCTCGCCGGCGCCGCCTTCACCGCCAAGCATCTTCACGGGTGCGCCATGACGAGCGACGAAGCAAATGAGGTGCTTGGGATTGTCCAGCGCATCGGGCCGGTGGTGCTTTCGTCGGCGGTCAATCCGAGCGGAAGCATCGGCACCTCGCTGCGCCGGGCGGTCGGCATGATGATCGTGGACGTCAACATGACAAATCTGCCGACCTTCGCCATCGCATTCATGGTGTGCCTGGAATTGGCCCGCATGAGCGCGGCGACGGTGGTGACGATGGACCGGGTCCGCAAGGCGGCCTTGGCAGAGGCGCCGGCGAGCCTTCCGGCGGTCCAGACGGTGCTCGCGATCGTGCGGCTGACGCTCGCCTGCGAGGCCCGCATCATCACGGCGATGACCTTCGTTTCCCGCGACGATGTGGACGCCCTCGCAACCGCAGCGAATGCGGCATTTGCTCAGACAAGCGATGTTGCGTCGGACGATCTCGATGCCGGGGTGTATCAGACGCTGATCTCGCTTCAAGCGGCCGTCGTCAAGCATCTCGCCGATCTCGGGCGCCTGCTCCCGCGCGTCATCAACTACGACTATCCCGTGGTGATGCCGGCGCTTCGCATGGCGCAGCTCGCCTACGCGGACCCGTCGCGCTTTGCCGAGCTGATCGCTGAGAACAAGATCATTCATCCTGCTTTCTGCCCGCGCCAGGGCAAGATGCTGGCGGTGTAGGATGGCGCTCACGCTCCCCGCCCGTCTCGCTCCGCAGCCGATTCCGGTTCGCCTGAACACCGGCAAGGAAATCGCGACGCTGGAAGTGCGCGGCGGCCTCTACACAAACTGGACATCGGTGCGGGTCGAGCAGCGCGTGACGGAGCCGTTCCCGGTCTTTCAATTCGAGGCCACCGAAGAGAGCCCAATCCCGCAGACCTGGGACGCCCTGCAGTTCGTGCCCGGCGACATCGTGCGGGTCTATATCGGCGGCGTGCCCGCGGTGTTCGGCTACATCACCGAGCGCCACGTCGGCCTGGACGCGAACAACCACGGCGTTCGCTTGATCGGCTGCGGCGACACTGTCGATCTGACAGATTCATCGGTGCCAATCGAGAAACTGAACGGCCACGACGGTAAAGCATGGTCGCAGTTGGCGCGCGACCTGATGGAACATCTCGGCATTGCATTGGAGGAAAAGGGTCTGGTCGATCCGACGCCCTACGAGAACATTCAGATCCAGCCCGGCGACACAATAATGGCGGCGCTGGAACGCTACGCGAGGGACCGAAACATCGTCATCGGTTCGAACGCCAATGGCGGCCTGCTGGCGATCGGCGAGCATGCCGCAAGCCCAAGCGGCGACCTGATCGAGGGCGTGAACGTCCTGCGTGCGAATGCAGTGTTTCGGGATCAGAAGGTTTACAAAAAAATCTACGTGCTCGGCCAGGGGACCGGAAGCGACAGCTCATACGGCGACGCCAAGAACAAGCAGATCGCATACGAGGTCGGAAGCTCGACGCGGAACCGCTACTTGGTGACGATTGCCGATGTCGCCGACACCATGCACGGCGTGCAGCGCCGGGCCATGATGGAGAAGGTCTTCACCGAGGGCAGCTTTCTCGACGCCCAGATAACCGTCCAGGGCTGGTTCAAGGATCAGAACCAAAGCAGCGATGTGTGGAAGGCCGGCGAATACTACACCGTCACCTCGCCGTCGCTGATCCTCAACGGGCTCGTGCTCGGCTGTGCGGGCTGCGTCTACGAGCAGAACGATCAAGGCACCACGACCACGCTGCAGATGGTCAGGCCGATTCACATGAACGGCCTGCTCAATTATCGCGACGCGATGGCGGAAACGATGGCGAAACAGAGGGCCGACGCCGCGGCGCAGGCGGCAGCGGACATCGCCGCGAAGGCCAAGGCCGACGAGGAAGGGACGGCGCAAACCAACGCGCCGTTGCTGAGGAATTGAGATGAACCGCAACAGCCTCTTGGAGATGTCGGGGCGCGTCATGCACATGGTGCAGCGCTTCACCATCAACCAGGGCAACGACAATCCGATGATGCAGACGTTGCACCTCGATGGGATGAACTCGGAGTTTCGCAAAGCCGTCGAGCGCTTCCAGCATTTCGGCTTCAGCTCCGTGCCGCTGGGGCGCGATCAGCAGCAGCAAGGCCAGCAAGGCGGCGGCGGCGGAACGGGCGGAAATGGCGAGGCGATTAAGGGACCGGCGGCCGAGGGAATTGCGCTCTTTCCAGGCGGTCAGCGCAACCATCCGGTGGTCATCGCGGTCGACGATCGCCGGCACCGCCCGATGGGGCTAAAGCCCGGCGAGAACGCGCAATATGACGACATCGGGCAAATGACGTTGATACGCCGCACCGGGGTCTTTCTGCTTTCGCTGGACGACCAGCAGCAGAGCGGCGGCGGCGGGAGCAGCGGGAGCGGCCAGAGCACGGAGCGGATGGTGTCGCTGCGCCATGTCGAAAAGAAAAAGCAGAAGCGCCCCGGGGGAAGCTCTGGCGGTTCCGGCAGTTCCGGCGGCGGTGCGAGCGCGGGGCAGCTCGACGCGAGCGGCAGCGGATCGAGCAGCGGCCAGCAGAACTACAAACACGAGGGCGACACCGTAAATACCGAATTGCGGGTAACCAAGAAGAAAATCGATTTCAGGACCGGCGACAACAGCGTTGCCGATCACGACAAGGAAGCTGCTCGATGGACCTTCGGCGGCAAGGAGCACGTCGTTACCTCGACCGATAAGCACACCGTCCAAAGCAAGCAGGTGAACATAAATGGCACTACCTCGACCGTCGTGCAGGGTCTGCAGGTGAACATCAACGGCACGCAAGGAATCGCCTTGGCCGGGCCGACATCGGTGAACGGAAATCCGGTCGCCACGACCGAAATGTTCGACGCGCGCGACAGACTGATTGCCGAACTCGCAAGCAGAGTGTCGGCGCTGGAAGCAAGGATGGGGGATTGATGGCCGACATCCGCTATCTGCAACAACTCGATTTTCCAAGCTACGCCGTCCAGCTCGACTGGCTGATGACGGATCAGAACCTCGTTGCCGAGGGGTACGACCTGCAATCGGCTGTCATCATCGCGCTCGGCACCGACGCGCTGGCGCCGATCGACCAGGAGCTGCCCGACCCAGACGCAACGGATCGGCGAGGCTGGTGGGGAGACCTTGACGCAGAGGAGCTGTGGGACGGCTGGCCGGTCGGTTGCCTGCTCTGGCTTTTGCGTCGCGCGAAGATCACCGGCACGGCCGCAAAGCAGGGCTCGACCCTGGTGCGCGCCGAGGGCTGGACCCGCACCGCAATGGCGCCGTTCACCTCTCACATGATCGCGTCGCGCATCGACGTGCTGGCCGAGCAGACCGCCATCGATCGCATCGACATCGGCGTTGTGATCTATCGCGGGCCGCAGCCCGAGATCGAGCTTCGCTACAACGAGCTTTGGACCGATCTGCGGGGAGGGCGTTAAAATGCCGTGGCTCACCCCAACCCTGAAAGCGACTCGCCAGTTGACGCGCGACTATGTGCTGAGCCAGCTCGGCGCCAAGGCGATGATCCCAAACTCGGTGCTGCGCATCATGAGCGATGCGATGGCCGGGCTCGGCAACATGGCCTATCTCTATTTGGATTGGCTCGCCAAGCAGATCATGGTCGATACGGCGGAGAGGGAATGGCTTGACCGTTTCGGCATCATCTGGCTGACGAATTCAGACGGCTCGAAAGGCCGCAAGGCCGCGACCTATGCCCATGGCACCGTTCTGTTCGAGGGAAATCCCGGCATCATAATCCCGATCGGCACGCTGCTGACCGGCGCCAACAACCTGCAATATCAGACCATCGAGGCCGGCGAGATCGACGCCAGCGGCCAGGGCACCGCCGACGCGGTGGCGCTGACGGCGGGCATCGCCGGCAATCTGCCGGACGGGACCGCAGTGTCGATCCAGCCACCTGTGTTTGGCGGCCCGACTGCGACGCTGCAGGGCGACATGACGGGCGGGGTCGACATCGAGAGCGACGACCAGCTACGCGAGCGCATCCTGTTCCGCATCCAGAACCCACCGATGGGCGGCAGTCAGGCCGACTACATACGGTGGGCGATGGCGGTGCCGGGCGTCACGCGCGCGTGGGCTGCGCCCGAGCAGGGCGTGGGCACTATCACGTTGCGCTTTCTCATGGACGACCTTTATGCCGACAATCACGGCCTGCCGACGCCGGCCGACATTCAGGTCGTGAGCGACTACATCGACACCATGCGCCCGGTGACGGTCAAGGATTGCTACGTTGTGGCGCCGATACTGTTCTTCTACGACATCACCATCCGCAATCTGGTGAACGACGATCCGACCGTTCGCGGCCGCATCGAAACCTCGATCGGCGATATGGAATTCGGGCGCTCCGAGCCCGGCCAGACCATGTTTCGGTCCTGGGTCGACGAGGCGATCAGCCAAGCGGTCGGCGAGCAGTCTCACGAACTCGACTTCGTCACGACGCCGATGCCGGCGCCCGGCTACATGCCGACGATAGGAACAATTTTGTACTCATGAAAAGCGTAGCAGAAAGAGCGGCATACAATAGAAGCTGGCGGGCTGCGAATCCCGAGAAGGTCGCAGCGTATAAGAAAAAATGGCCGCGAAACCCGGAGAACAAAGCCGCCTACGACAAGCAATGGCAGGCTGAGAATCCCGACAAGGTCGCCGCTGCCAACAAACGATGGTACGGCGCAAATGCCGAAAAGAAACGCGTATATAGGAGAGAGCACTATAGAAAGACCGGGGGATACGAAACTTTGAAATCGAAAATTGACTTTGAGAAAAGAGCGGCTCATTCCCGTCGTCACGCAGCAAAGAAAAACGGCTATGTTGAATGCACCGTTTTTCCGCCGCGGCCGACGGACAGTCGTTGCGACATCTGCTCTCGTGTAAAGAAATTAGTGCTGGATCACGATCATCATACTGGTGCTTTTCGCGGCTACATTTGCCGCGATTGCAATATGGGACTTGGCAAGTTGGGCGATAATCTTGATGGCCTGTTGCGAGCAGTTGAATATCTGAAAGGCGAGCCGCGAGATGCCTGAGCCCGACCGCCACGTGACCAGAACCGGCGAAGAATACGCCGACGCCCTGCAGAGCCTGTTGCCGCTCGGGCAGGCGTGGCCTCGCGAAGACGACAGCACGTTGATGAAGGTGGTCCGCGGGCTAACCGGGATTTGGGGCGACATCGAAATCCGCGCCTCAAAACTCTTGGAGATGGAAAGCGACCCGCGCAGCACGATCGAGCTGTTGCCGGACTGGGAGCGAAATTTCGGACTGCCAGACCAATGCTACGCCGAGCCGCAGACCATAGGCCAGCGCCAGCTCGCGCTCGTCATGCGGATGACGATGCTCGGAGCCCAGTCGCGCGAGTTCTTTATCGGCGTCGCCGCCCAACTCGGGTACTCGATCACCATCACCGAGTATCGCACCTTTGTGGTCGGCATCGACCGATGCGGAGATAATCGCATCTACGGCGACGGCTCCGATCCGATGTACAACGAATGGGGCCAGCCGATCAAAAACCCGAACGGTCAGAACGTGGCCGGGGGCGAGCTGTCGGAATATCCGTATTACGGTCTCGGCCCGGAAACCAACCGCTTCTATTGGACGGTGCACGTGCATCTGGCGGCGCTGACTTGGTTTCGCGTCGCCAAGGGACAGACCGGCGTCGATCCGCATCTGCGCATCGGGCTCGCAACCGATCTCGAATGCCTGCTGAACAGGTTGAAGCCGGCGCACACGCAAATCATCTTCGACTATTCGGGCATCGGAAAGCCCGGCGATCCAATGGCAGGGACACCATGAAATACGAAGCGCCCTTCGGAGTTTCCGATCCAAATTCTTCATACATCAATGGCAACCCGTCGACCGGGACGATGGGATCGATCCCGCCCGCAGCCTCGATCGAGAACCCGCAGCGTGAGATCGTCAACTTCATAAATGCAAATGCGCTGACGCCGAGCGCTGCCGATCTCTTTCAGCTCGCGAAGTCCGTGCAGGCTGGGCTCGTCAATTACGGCACTGACCAGGGTGTGCCGAATCAGATCGCGATCACGCCGACCGTTCCGATCTCAGCTTATGCGCTTGGCCAGCGTTTCGTCATCAAACTAAAATACGGCAATACCTCGAAAGTCACCATAAACGTGAACGGCATCGGCGGGGCGCCCCTCATCCACACCGATCTGTCTCCGATAAATCCATATGAACTGATCGCAAATCAATTGATCGAAGTCGCCTACGACGGCGCGAACTTTCAGGCAATTGGCGGCGTCGGCATTGGCGGCTCCGTGCTGTTGACTGCGCCGCAAAATCTTTATGTCAACGCCAGCACCGGTAGCGATACGCTTTACGACGGCACTTCGGCGACTATTGGCGGCCAGAGCGGGCCGTTCCAGACGATCCAAAAAGCCCTTGCAACGATGAAAAAATATAACTTGGGCGGATGGACATTTACAATTCATGTGGCCGATGGAACTTATTCAAATCCAACGCCGGTGGATTTTCCGCAGCCGAATGGTTCCGGCTTGGTGGCGCTAGTTGGAAATACGACAAATCCGAGCGCGGTGTTGATTCTTAATTCAGGTTCGGGAAGCTGTTGGCGCGCAAGCGCTGGCGGAAACTTCTCCGTGAATGGTTTCAGTTTCCAGGCCACAGCGGCGTCCTCCGGCGATCTCGGATCGGCATTATGGTGGACGAGCGGGAGTTCCCTCAGTCTCTATGCTTGCAGTTTTGGCGCGGTTCCCGGCTATCATATTTTGGTCGGGCCAAGTGCGAGCTGTCTGGTCTTTGGGCCTTGCACGATCACGGGTTCGGCTCTGGCGCATCAATACGGTTACGAGAACGGCACGCTATTGAATGCCACACCAAACAACCCAACTCTGAATATCCCAAATGCGGTGACATTCAGTAATGGTTTTGTTATTGCCTCAAACGGGGGGCAGACGCGGCCAATTTGGTCAGGCATCACGGGCGCAGGAAACGTCACCGGAGCGAAATACATCGGAACTTCCAATGGCGTCATTGACACCAATGGAAGAGGGGCAAGTTACCTGCCCGGAACAATAGCGGGATCGTTGGCGACAGGAGGGCAATATCTATGACAGTTAGCATTGCCAATCATTATTGGATCGTCGGCGGATCGACGACCGATGTCTATTCGAGCGCAACCAACACCATGGTTGCGGCATCGGATCAGGCCTATATAGATTGGGCCGCAATCCATGCGGCATCGCCAATCGCCAGCGAACCAGAATTGGCAGAAGTGATCAAAGCCTACAACGTTTTGCCAGCATGGTTGTTAAATGCGCCCACCTTCGTCCAACCAACGCCGACGACATATACAAAAGGGCAGCTTGCGGCCTACGCAGCCGATGCGCGCTATCGTCACGCAAGCGGCGGCGTGGCCGTCACAAGCCTTGGCGGCGCCGTGCCTTTTCTGACCGATCCGGTGTCGCGCAACACGATAGACAGCGCCCATAACTATGCGGTGGCGAATCCAGGGCACGTCACCGACTGGAAGCTTTCCGATGGGAGCTTCATCAAATTGAGCGAGGCGCAACTTGCGACGCTGCTTCAAGACGTCGCCGGCTTTGTTCAATCCTGCTTCACTTGCGAGAGCAGCACGGTGACGAGCATCAATGCAGGCACCATCACGACGCTGGCGCAGATCGATGCGGCTTTTGCAGCGATCTCAAATACCTTCCCGTAAGGGGCGCGGAAAATGGCCATCGTCAACATCACGGTCGAGAACGACGCCGACTTTTATCGCTTATTTCAGTACGTGACGGTCGATAGCACCACGCCGATCAACATCACCGGCGCTTCGCTTGAGATGATGTTGCGCCGCCACGCCGCGGACGCCGATGCGCTCTTGCGACTCGCTACCGATACCGGCGAGATCGTGATCACCGATCCGGTGCATGGCTTCTTCACGGTCAAGATTCTGCAGGACACGCTTGAGCGGCTTGGGCTCGGCAGCTTCGATCATTCCCTCATCATGACGTTAGCGGGTCTAAAAACGAGGGTGTGGGGCGGCACGCTGACCAACAATGCGGGACCGACGCGATGAGCTTCGTCGAGGTCAGTACCGATTATGACGCCATCGTTTCAGCCGACGACACCAGTGCCGTTGTCGTGCTTGCCTATGACAACATCGAGACGATTGTTTCGGGGGATCAGGGGCCGCCAGGGCCACCGGGGCCGGCTGGCGGGCCGCCGGGACCGCAAGGACCGCAAGGGCCACAAGGGCCGGCCGGTGGACCGCCAGGACCGCCAGGGCCGCAAGGAATTCAAGGGCCGCTGGGGCCTCAGGGGCCACAAGGGCCGGCCTCGATCATACCGGGGCCGCAGGGGCCGGCCGGTCCACAGGGGCCGCAGGGCGCCGCCTCGACTATACCGGGGCCGCAAGGGCCGACTGGCGCAACCGGCGCGCAAGGGTCGCCCGGAGCGCAGGGGCCGACCGGAGCGACGGGCGCTCCAGGTGCGACTGGGCCTGCGGGAGCGACCGGGCCACCGGGGCCGACCGGCCCAACGGGCGCCGCATCCACCGTACCGGGGCCGCCGGGAACGGCCGGCAACAGCGTGCTCTACGGCGCCAGCAATCCGACCGCCGGCACTGGGGTTGACGGCAACTTCTATATCAATACCTCGACGAACTTCATCTATGGCCCGAAGGCCGCAGGCGCTTGGCCGGCCGGCATTTCTCTCGTCGGGCCGCAAGGGCCGATTGGCAACACAGGACCGCAAGGCGTCGCTGGCAATACCGTGCTTTACGGCACGAGCGATCCGACGTCTGGAATTGGCGTCAACGGAAATTTCTACATCAACACCGCGAGCAATTACCTTTTTGGCCCGAAGACCTCGGGTGCGTGGCCGGCTGGGACGTCGCTCGTCGGGCCGCAGGGACCGCAAGGGATTCCTGGCGCTGGGAGTCCCGCAACTGTGCCGCCTCTTATGGATGGCGCCGCAGCTATTGGAACGTCAACAAATTTTGCGCGGCAAGATCACGTCCATCCAAGCGATACGGCGAAGGCCGACAAGAGCTATGTCGACACCGCCGATGCGCTGAAGGCCGACAAGACCTACGTCGACACGCAGGACGCGCTGAAGGCTCCGCTGGCCTCGCCAGCGTTCACGGGCAATCCGACAGTCAATGGAACATTGACTGTTGCTGGCAGCATCAGTGCTGGCGACATCACCGCTTCCCGCTCCGGGACTGCGGGCTACTATTTCTACGGCTCTAGCGGTTACATTGGCTTTGATGGTGCGAACTTCGTTACGCAGGGAGGCACCCAGTTCGTTTCCAGCGCCACTTTCCGGTCGTCTCATGGATACTGCTGCACGGCCGGTGACGGTGGTGCGGTTCGCTCCAACCGTTTCAACATCGATTGGTCGCCGCAGAATTTATGGATCGATGCCACCAACCTTGGCACGATCACTACGTCATCGGACTACCGCATCAAGAAGGACGTGCTGCCGTTGCCCGCCATGTGGGACACGGTCAAGGCGCTGCGCCCGATCCAGTACACGCAGGCGCAATTCACTCCGCCAAGTCAGATCAAGGCTTACGCCGCCGACAAACTGAAGGCCGAACAGGCGGCGCAAGAGCAAGGCATCGATCCGCCGCAGGAAGCCTATGGCCCGTTGTTCGCCGCCGACGACATCGAGCGCTGGGGCTTCATCGCCCATGAGTTGCAGGAGACGCTGACGCCATCGGCTGCGACCGGCGTCAAGGATGCGCCTGACACTATCCAGTCACCTAACCCGTTCACGGTGATCGCGGCGCTGACGAAAGCACTGCAGGAAGCAATGGCTCGCATCGAGGCTTTGGAGGCGCGGCCATGACGCAATTAAGAGAAAAAAACAATGATGATGCAGGCCAGATCATGGATGAAGGACAACAGCACGTTGCTGTACTTCCTTCTTGCTCAAGCCTTAGCCCTTGCCGGGATTGGTGTTAGCATAATCTCCTACATGGTGCGGCTGGAAACGCGGGTGAACACGCTCGAAGTCCGCGGCTCGCCGCACCTCGCCGAGATCAACAATCGGCTGACGGTCACTGAGAAAGAGACCGAGGCGAACGCTGCAAGCATTCGCCGGATCGTCGACGTGCTGACGCGGGAGCTGGGCAAGAAACCGTGAGGACAACATGACCAAGTTGCGCGGCAAGGTCTCGTGGTTCGGCGGCCCCGAGGACATGGGCGTCTCGCCATCGGAGCCGCTCGCCTTCATCTACTCGGTCGACATGGCGCCGCACCTGTTCCTGCCGACGCAGCCGCCCGGCACGACCGGGCTGGCGCGCAGGCTCAACCCGGCCGTCTTCTACATCGCATGCCGCTGGGACTATGACGCTCCTGGCACGTCCAAAGACGACTTGCTCGACGTCAAGGTGCTGGTGCGCGCGCCCAAGACCGGCAAAGAGTTCGTCTGCGACCCGGCCGACTGGGGTCCGCATGTCGATACCGGGCGCATCGCCGATATCTCGCCCGGCCTCATGGACGCGTTGGGCATCCAGACCGACGACGAGGTCGAGGTGACATTTCCGCTCGATCAGGAACAGGGAGACACCATCATGCCATACGATCGCATTGTCATTTCTTCAGGCCACGGCAAACTTGTGCGCGGCGCCAGCGGGGTGCTCGACGAGGTCGACGAGGCGCGGCGCGTGGTCGAGGCTGTGGCCGACAAGCTCGCTGCCCGCGGCGTCGACGTGATGACGTTTCACGATGACACAAGCACGAGCCAAAATCAGAACCTCGAAACGATCGTCAACTATCACAACGCGCAGCAGCGCGAGCTGGACGTGAGCGTGCACTTCAACGCCTACGAACAGACCAGTAAGCCGATGGGCACCGAGGTGCTGTACGTCACACAGTCGGCGCTCGCGGGCGAGATGTCGGCGGCCATCGCGGACGCTGGCGACTTCATCGACCGCGGCGGCAAGAAACGGACTGACCTGTACTTCCTGAACAACACCGAGCAGCCCGCAATCCTGATCGAGACGTGCTTTGTCGACAGCACCGCCGATGCTGCGCTCTACGAAACGAATTTCGACGTGATATGCGAGCAGATCGCCCAGGTGCTCGGCGGGCCGCCTCAAGTGGCAGAGCGGCCACCGGAAGGCGGCGACCGGCCACCGCGCCCGGTGCCGCCAGCCCGGCCGGCGACCGTTCGGGTCGACATCGACGTGGTGGGCGAGGTTGTCGTGCTCGTCAACGGCGTGCCGGTCACCTAAACAGGCTTCAATTCTTGCGCTGGCTTAGACCGCTAAGCCATTTCTCGACGAGGTGACGCGGCGTTGCCGGATTGCTCATCCAATCGACAAGCGCTTGCCCGGAAACCTTGATCTGGGCCGGCGACACCTGCTTCCGCAAGATAACGGTCATATGCACGCTGTCAGATGCCTCGGTCATGAGACGCCCTGATCTCAGCTCACCCATAATTTCATCTTTCGTAAAATTTGCTTGCAGCAAAAAGACGTCGAGCTGCACCCAGATGTTTCTTGGGTCTTCGCTGAATTGCTCGGCCGCTTCCTCTGGCGGCAAGTACGGCTGCGGTGGTTCGAGCGTGCGTTTATAGTGCACCTCCCCAGACTTCATTTTCGCAGCGAGTTTTTTGCGCGCGACCCTGCGCGAGCATCCCGTTGACCGCATAATCTGGTCCAGGGCTTCGTCGATGGCGACCCAGTCCTTTTTTTCGGTGCTCATCATTGCGACGTCTCCTCATGACGCGAACGGAAACCGGCACGGGTCTTCGGTGCAGTTCTCCGGGTTGAGGCGGCCACACGGGCAGGTCAAGTCGCCCGACAGCACCTCGCGCGCCCGCTGGCGGCGGTGCGTTGTCGCGGATGACGGTTTCGAGGTGCTTGCTCACGACCTT